ATTCAGGTATTATGGCGCCCGCAACGCAACGGAGGTGTGGCCGAGTGGTTTAAGGCAACGGTCTTGAAAACCGTCGACTGTAACAGGTCCATGAGTTCGAATCCCATCGCCTCCGCCATATTTGGTACCGACAAAGCCCTGATTATTCAGGGCTTTGTCGTTTCTGGCGTCCTGAGAAATTTCTGTTGTGCCAGACGCGTTCCATAACTTTTATGGACGCGTTCCATAACGCCCCTCATTTTCCCCTCTTCTATGGCGTCCTGCCGAACGTAAAACACTCTTCATGTAACACGGTGCTACGCTGGGTTCTTTCACGGAGGAAAACCCATGCCGAATTCAGATCTGCTCCCTTCTCTGCTTTACAAAATCAATGAGAACCAACTCGCTCTCGAAGCCGCCATCATGGAATTATCCAACTGGGTCGAGCAGCGCGGTTCTGCGGATGTCGCCGAGAACGTCCGGGGAGCTCTTTGGGCGATCGACAAGAACGAAGAATTTATCAAAATGACTTTGGCTGTGTTGATGACTCCCGACTGACAGCTCGTCGCCTCCCCCTCGCCCACCTGTCTCGACTCGATTACTGTACATGCATACAGCATTTGTACAGTGAATCTCGCAGCATGAATTTCGACCAAGCAAAAACCCTACGGCTCCAGCGATGGCGCGCGACTCTCGACGATCAGGACTTCCGCATGCAAAACCCAGAGGGGCATCGGGGAACTCTTCACGAAATGGCCGCTACGCTCCGCGATGAGAGCCTGATCGACCAGCTTGAACAGTTCGACATGAACGAGATGGCAGACGCGGCCTATTGGCATGGTGTCGAGGAGTTGCAGAGTTCGCCAGGCCATTACCGCGGCGCATCGACTTATGACGTCGTGCAGGCAGATAACGGAAAGCTACTCGGGACGATCAGCCGCTCGATTTTCAACTTCGCGAATGACGAGCCTCGCGGTGCCTCCTTCGCCTATGACGGGAAGATCTACTCCGATTCGGACGGAGTAAGGTTGACCTTGGGGCTTTCTCGGAGGATTGGGAAGATTTCAGGCTTGGCGCTGGAAATGAACAGGCACCGTTACCAGTTGATCGAGACCGAGCGAATGATCGCCGGGATCACCCACCACCCTCTCTCTGACCCTGACGCCTATCGTGCGCTCGTAGATGCGGCACAGGTTGCACAAGAAGAACGGGATCTGCGCACCTTTGAAAAAATGCGACCTCAGATCGAGGCGGCAGCTTTCTGCATCTGCCCTGGCTGCCTCGATCGCTTTGGTGCGCGTGATGACTGTCCGACATGTGCTGGAAAAGGTTTCGTGAAGAAGCCAGTGCCGACGTGTCTACGCTGAAAGATCAATGTTCGAAGAAAGCGATGTGCGGAATTGCTGGCGTTTTGGTCTGGGGGTTTTAAAGGGCTTCGGGGGGCTATCAACCCCCTAAATCCCCCTTGAAAACGCAGGATTGGTACAAAAAGCGGTACAAAAACCCACAACCGATGGATGCCCAGTAGACTGCCGGCCGTGACCTGAATAATCTTCGGCGCCGTATCTAAATCAGAGGCTGAGGCAATGGCATTCCCGGAAAGTATTTTTGTACCCATAGGTGTCGTTTCGGCGGCGCTGATTGCGGGAGCAATCGCATACGCGAGTTTCATTTCGACAAAGGAATCAAAAGTCTCTGAGTTCAGACAAAACTGGATCGACGGACTTAGAGAAGAAATATCTCTATACGCTTCATGCATAAACTCATTGATAGAGCATATAACTAGAGAAAGCCTAAAAACCGATAAGCCGACATCCAGCAGCCTGCTTTGCAAGCTCGACGATAGCGAGCTTTATACAACTCTACTCAAAGCAAAAACGAGCATCGCACTTAGAATCAATGATAAAGAAAAAGAAAAAGAAGATTTCGAAAGAAACAAAGAATTTCTAAACCTAATCAATCTAACTCATAAAAACTTCGAAGAAGGAAATTTTGAAGGCACTCACAAAGCAATAGATTCTTTAATTTCAATATCAAGAGAACTGCTTAAGCATGAGTGGAATCGCGCTAGAGATGGCGAAAAAAAGTACCAAGACGCCAAGGCGACATCCCAATGGTCAATCGGAACGGCTGGCGCATTCCTGATGGCGCTCTTAATGACAATTGCCTATGAATCCTTAGTTGCTGCGGAAAACATCCACACCCCCACACAACTACAACACAAGCTTATTCAGACAAGCAATCTTCCTAAAACATTCTGAAAAAGTGAACAATCATATGATTTTATATAAATACGTTAGTCAACTTGGATTAAAGGCAATAATTGACAACCTGACCATTAGATTCACCGTGCCAAGCTTCTTCAACGACCCCTTTGACTGTGCACTCTCAAGCGGATCAACTCCCGAAACAAGCAACCTCGAAAATGTACTTTTATCACTCCATCACAGAAATAGATCCGGGGCCCTTTGTTTAACAAGAAACAAATTCAACCTGCTGATGTGGGCTCATTATGCGGAAAATCACAAGGGTGCTGTTATCGGATTTGATACTGACATTGCAGAACTAGACTGCGAATCAAAAAATATAATTACTGCAAAAGCAGGATCTGTGATTTATACATCCATACGACCCTCAAGCTACGGCTCAGAACTACCATTTGAATTCAACTCTAAAAGTGACAGATCAGTTCTGGAGAAAATTTTTCTTCACAAATCCATACACTGGGCATACGAAGAAGAAGTTAGAATCGTCAGAGTCTTACACCCTGAACTAGACGAAATGACCGTAATCCATAATGGCATGGCTCACAGAGATTTCACCATACCCAAAAACGCCATTAGAGAAATATATCTTGGCACTAGATTTTGCAAGTCACAGGAAAATAATGCGTTAATCCACAAAATCTGCGATGAATTTACGAATATAAGATTCGCCAAGTGCTATCTCGACGACCGAGAATGGAAAATGAAGGCAATTGCCATTTCTAAATCACATATAGATCACAATTTATTTTTCTAGCTCAGATAAAACTATTTTCGATCTATTTCTTTTATGTAAGCCTGACAAGCCTGCAGCGCAATCAATCCCCTGTCGCCTTCGTCGGTAATGGCGATAATTCGTTGAGCATGCGCTGGGTCAAGTCGGGCGCGTACGGCTGCATGATCCACGCCGCCGGCGCCGGGAGCGGCAGACACTGAACAGCCACCGGCTGAATCCGCGTCGAGGAGGACTGACAACCGGACATCAGCAGTGGCAAGGCGATCGCGCAGGCGAGCCTGATCCTTTTGTGCATTGGTCATTTTCTCGAAGTGGGTTTGCTCGCTGGCTGCCAGCTTCTGCTCGAGCGCCAGCCGCTTTTCCTGCTCGGCCTGTTGCGCGGTGGCGGCAGCCTGAGTCAGTTGATTCATGGTGTCGGCGTGCTGCCGCGCCTGCTCGGCCAGCTGCCTGTCGTAGCGCCAGTCCTGAAACTGCCAAGCACTGCCGGCGCCGCTCAGCAACAGCGCCATCACTCCGACCAGCTTCCACGGCACGGTCATCACGGCACATCCTTGAAGAAAACGTGCCCGCCCAGCCTCAGCGTCTGCTTAGCTTTCGCCGACCATGCCGGGGCCGTCTTCATGGCAATCGCGTAGTAGTGCGTCGCTCCACCAGTAGGATCAGGCACCTTTCCGTCGATCACTTGGTCTGCTGCAATCCGCGCCTGCGCCAGTTCGCGAAACGGGATCTGCTTCTCGCCGATCAGGTAGGCGGAGTTCGGATCGTTCTTGTTCCAGCAGCTGAACTGGTACGGCTTCTGGCAAACCCCGGAGTAGCCCTCCCCCCACCACGAATTGGTCTTGCCATCGAATACCCGGTTCCGGATCGTCCAGGCCACGGCCACCTGCCCGGCCGTTGATTCACCTCGGGCTTCGCCCCACAGCGTGCGCGCGAGGACGTCTCGGTCTTTTTCAGTTGCAGCCATCACTTTTCTCCAGGCAAAAAAATACCCGCTCAGTGGCGGGTGCGATCGTGGTTCTTGTGTTTCTTCAGTCCGGCTTACGCCCGGGCGACAGTGGTCTCATCGTTGTAGGGTTCTGGCTGCTCCGGCCAGGCCGGGACTGTTGGCCAGATAGGCTGGCCGGTGACGCGACCGAGGAAAACGCGGTACTTCTTCCACTCGGCCAGCATTTCCACCCGCACCGGTTTTTCTTCTACCTCTTCCGGCAGCGCGTAATCGCCATCGACCGCATCATTGATTGCGTCAATCCGCCCTTGCAGAGCGGTGACCTGAGCGGTGGCCAACCGAGTTCGCGCGTTGAGATCCGCAGTCGTCTCGCGCAACAGATCCTGCGCAGCGATTGACTCGATCAGCGATTGCGGAATTTCCTCCACCAAAGTCTCACCAGGTGCCAGATCAGCGGTGGTGAATTCTTCGCCGACGGCGCGCCAGCCATAGCTTGTGATTGCGTAAGGCATCATCTGTCCATCCCATAACCGATAATGTCGATCGAGAGCGATCCGCTCGCGCCTGAGTTGAAGTACCAAAGGTTTCCGGACTCATCCAGCGTAGTGTCACAAGACACTTTCCCGCCTGGCTCTGCGCCAACCATGGTGACGTTGAAGTTGCCGGGAGCAAGGTTGGCCACGGGGCTGCCGTTGTTGTTCAAGTTCAAGCGGACGCTTTTGGTCACGTTGATTGGAACAATTGCCGAGGTGACAACGATGGTCGGGGCCGTTGCTGCACCGTTCGAAAGAACACGGTACGGCGCGGCAATCATGTTGTCTCGATAGTTGAGAATCCCGTCGCTGCCCATCGCGAAGCCGAGAACCCCGCCATTGGTCCCGGAACGAAATGCGCCAATGAATCGGCGCGAGGTGTCTCCAGTTTTCGTCCGGGCTGTGCCCATGTACGGAGCGGCCGGAGCCGTAGTGACCAGCTCAATCGCAGCGGTACCTGCGCTCTCGTACAGATAGGCGTAATGCCAGACAGATGCCGGCAACGCCAATGCATTCAGGGTGATATCAGCGGACACCGTCACCCTTCTGCCAAGGCCGGGAATGTACGCGGTACCCGTGGAGAACGAGAGCGACGTGGGCGACGGCCGGGCCGGGATCAGTCCAGAGATCAGCGCGGTATCAATCACCGTGTTCAGGCTCGAAGCATCGGCCTTGGAGGCTTGCAACTTGCCGAGAGCTGCCAGCACGGTATCGGTCGCGACAACCGGCGTCTTCACCGTCAAATCAAGGCCGGTGAGCGTTGTACCGCGAACACCCGACGCAGTCATGTACTTGTTGGTGGCCCCCTCCGGGAGGCCATCTGTGTTCGTCAAGTTGAGAGAGGCGCGCACCCCCGCCTGAGTTGCGGTCTCGCCCAACACCGCCAAGACGCCACCGAACTGATTGACCAGCGCACGCAAAGCATCAGCTGAGTCCTTGACGTAGCCCTGCATCGGCGACAGCGCATAGGCTCCGGACGCGGCGGTGACGCCTTGATAGTTTGGGGAGATCGACAGCGCGGTATCGCTGGCGATGTTGGTCACCTCGTACCAACCACCATCAGGGCCACGAAAGGCATCGCCGACCCGGCTATTGGCAATGAATGCAGTGCCTGTACCGATTACTGCGTTGGAATTTTGGACGACAGAAACCGTCCCGGACTTGTACCAGGGCATTGTGGATCTCCATAAGTGGTGAGGCTCAGGCCAACAATTTGGCGCAAAGGAAAGGCCGATGGCCCTGGTCAGTCCAGGCCGTAAAGGCAAGGCTGTACATCATGATTCGGCCATTCGCGTAATCGACGCCCAGAGCGCACCCGCCCCCCGTGCCGTCGTTATGGCAGTTCATCGTAAAAGGGTTCAGTGATATGTACTCGCCGGGACTAAGCGCTTTGTTTATCCCCCAGATGTACCGACGTCCCACGCTGAGCTGCTCCAGCCCCAGATAGGCCCAGTTCCCCGCCGCGAAGGTCACAACGACCGCCGGCGCGCCACTGTCGTAAACGAGTGCCCCACCGCTGTCCCAAAGTCGCATGCCATAGGCGGCCGTACCCATCGAAGCCCAAGCCGCCACAAAGTACAGGCCGCTCAGATTGGCATCTACTACGGACGCACGCATGGAAAATCCGGTCCAGTTTCCTGGGCCGCCAGTAAACCAAACCGAAATGGGCACCTGAATGGTACCTGTCTGGTCTGGGCGGATGAACACCATGGGAGGATCAACGCTTGTCACTGCGCGGGTAAATGTTCCAGAGGCGACGCTGCTACCTGAATATACCCCCTTCGTCAAAACGCACAGTCGCGGGGCGTCCGCATCAATCTGGACAAATGAGTTGTCGTTGAAGCTTTGAAAGCCATAGCTCATGTTGAGTACCTGATTGCATATCCCTTTGCTACGACGCGGCTGCCTGTTGTCGATCCAGTTGCGGACGGATTTCTAAAACGCACAACCACCTGCCCGACAGCTGTGGTGACGTAGGGGTAGGATTTGGAGTTTCCCAGCCCGTCGGTTTCCGCCGACTGCACGTCCTGCAGCCTCGTTGGGATGATCATGAATACGCAGTTCGCAGGGTTGAAGCCCGGGATGTTCAGTGTGTAGCTGGGCGTGGTTCCACTGAAGTCGATCACGCCCTGCCAGAGCACCTGATAAGTAAAGCTGTTGGTGTCCATTGCGAGCTGACCGCTCTCGTCAAAAACACGAAGGCCAAATTGAGCCATTGATTACCCCAGATAGCCGAGTCGCACACGCAACACATTGTTGGCGTCATAGACCGAGACGTTCAGCGAGTTGATCACCAGCCGGCCCTGTCCCGGGACAATGCCGTTGATCTCCAACGTTCCGTCTTTATTGAGAATCCAGCCTTGCTGGCCAGCGATGTAGTTGGTTGAGCTGATGTAGCTGCCAATTTTGGCGTTGGTGATCGTGCCGTCAGCGATGAATGCCGAGTTCATGAACACCTGCCCACCTTGCACCGCGAACGGCACCGATATGGCGCCGCCGGCGATGGTGTTGACGATGGCGAACCGATCCGCGGCGACCAGGAACTGGCTTTGGAAAACCCCGTTCACGTTCTCGATGCCCAGACCAATCCCAGCGGCGATGTACTGCCCGTTCGCCGAGACCTGCATCTTCACAGACCACATGGTTTTCAGATTGCCGTTTACGTCAGCAAAAGCGGTTGCGGTTTCCTGAATAGCGGCCGTGTTCTCGCCGACCTTCGCGGTTACCTGAGTGATCGCCTGCGCAGTGACCTCCTTGTCATTGGCAACTGTCCGGCGAAGTTCGGTCACGTTCGCTTCGTTCTCGCCAACCTTGGAATCGAGAGTCGAGAGCTTTTGTGCAGTGGCGAGATTCTCGGAAGAACTTACTCGGTCCTGATTGGCAATGGCGGCCGTACTCCCCCAATCTTTGAGCGCACCATCCAGATCACCCTGCCCATCGTCGTCACGCCAAGAAGCACGCAAAGCGTTGAATGCCGTTGAGGTGGCAGTGACCTCTCCGTCGAGCTCAGTAATCTCGGTCGTGTGGGTGGCTACTTGTTCGGCCAAACCATTAGCTGTCTCGAGAAGGTCGCCAACGTCCGCCCAGTACGTCAGGTTTGGCGGCGGTGTATCAAGCGGGACGTCCTGCACAGCTTGATAGATGTTTCCACCCTCAACGATCAACTGCCCTTTGGTGTAGGGCAGCTCAGGGTCATATCCCTTCAGACCATCGAGCGCATCGATCTGATCTTGAAGACCAGGGATCTTGTCTATCTCGTCGAGGAGATCCTGCCCAAGCTCCGTGCGACCAATCTCCCCTGCGATCATTTCCAGAATTGCCGCCGCGTCTGAACTCGACTGCCCCTGTACACCGGTGCCGATCGGATACCAAGGCCCGATGTTGCCGATCTTGTCGACGATCCGCCCCCAGAAGTAAAACGTCACGCCGGCACGCAGGCCGAGCATGGAGAAGTCGCTTTGAGGGTAAGCCAGGTCGGTCAGTTTCGTGGCCGCATCCAGTTGAGTCGTCGGCCCGTACCAGATTTCAGTCCGCTGGCTATCCTCGGCGCCAGCAGGGAAGCCCCACTTCAGGTAAATGCCAAAGAGCAACGGCGTAGCTGTCAGATAGCTGAGTGCCGGCGGCAATCCCTGCTTGCCCTTGAGGTTGGTCAGGATCGAGTTGCGCCAGATCGACGAAATGTCGAACGCACTCACCGCACGGACGCGGGCCACGTAGGCACCAGCGTAGATGCCGACCACATCGACGTTGGTCATGCCGGTGCGCTGAAGCTTGATCCAGTTGCCACTGTCCTTGCGCCACTCAACGTCGTAGCCAACCGCGCCATCCACGGCCGGCCAACTGATGGTCATTGTGGCCACGGCCAGACCCTGCACTACCGACGAGGTGGAGACGACGGTGACGCTTGCCGGCGCCGGAACAACGGTGATCGGAATCACGCTGATCGGGCGCTCTTCCAGGCGCGCACCGGTGTCGATGTAAGCGAATTTGCTTGGGTCGTACTGCAGCGCACTGATCTCAAAATCGCCCTCGGTGGTGCGCCGAGTGCGCAGCACGCGATACAGCGGGATGGCCAGGTCATTGGCATCCAGCGCCCACTGCAATTGCGCGATCGGCGGCTCGCTGTAGTTCGTCGTGACGGTCACGGCGCGGCCATTCACGCTTTGCACCGTGCGGCCTTCGGCGCGTCCGCCGGGCAAGTTGATGATCAGACGATCACCGGCCTTGGCCTGAGTATCACGATCGAGCGTGACCACGCGGCCCGATGCGGACGAGATACGCCCGCCCACCTCGCGACCAGCCAAGAGCGAATCAGCCACAGGGATGATGTGGCCCGGTAACGGAATCACACCTTCCATGCCAGTCTTGAACGACACGGTGCGATCTTGGTTGTTGCTGAGGATCGCCCACTTGCCGCGCCGCTGCGCCTCCGACGCCCGAGTGCAGCCAATGGCGCTCAGCTCCGTCGGCCGATCGCCATACCGGCGCTGCAATTCCAGATCAGCGAAAGGGATGACGTCGGTGTCGTAATTGTTTGCCGGGTTGTCGTAACTGACCAGCGCACGGGTATAGCGTGTCTTCGCTGAGGCGCTGCCATAGGAAAACTTGCCGTCGATGACGTTCGCGCGGGTGAAGACGTAGTCGAAGTCTTGCGCGCGCGGCATGTCGGCTTGCATCACCAACTGGCCTTGCGCCCAGTAGGTCATGCCCCGGTAAATGCCGGCGATATCGCGCAGCAGCGACCAGGCATCCGCCTTGCCTTGCAAATTCATGTCGCAGAGAAAGCGCGGCTCTACGCGACCCAAGCCGTTCGGCACCAGCTGGTCGCAGTACTGCGCGATGCGGTAAAGCTCCCACTTGTCGACCATGAATGGCTTGATGCGCTTGCCCAGGCCGAACCGGTCTTCGGTGCATACGCCGTAGGTGATCCACGCCGGGTTGTTGGTCCACGCCGACTTCATGCTGCCATCCCACGTCCCGGTGTAGGTGCGCAGGATCGGGTCGTAGTTGCTCGGCACCATCCAGCGCCGTGCCTTGCACTTCACGGTCACGGCCGGGATGTTGCTGAACTGCTCCGCGTCGAACTCGATGTAGAGCAATGCGGTGTTCGGGTAGCGCAGCTTGGCGTCGATCACCTCGGTGTAACCGGCGATCAGCATGGTGTCGGCGATCTTGTTGCTGTTCTGGTTTGGCGTCAGGCGGCGCACGCGGATCTGCCAGCCGCTGGTGGCATCCGGTAGATCAACGCGGATAGACCGCTCGTAGCGCGTAGTGGTCTTGCCGTCCACCGCGCTGGGAAACACCTGCTGATAAGCCCCGCCATCAGTGGCCAAATCGATAGCGAAGTCGATGCGGTAGCCGCCGACATTGCCTTCGTCATCTTGCCGCTGAAGCGCCGGCCAGGCAAAGCGCATACGAATTGCGGAAAGCTGAGTGTTGGTGATCGAGCGCACCCAAGGTGCATCGCTGCGTAGTTCGACGTTCAACGAGGTCTCGTTCTCGACCGCCGGGATGCCCGGGATATACGTCTGGTCGACCGAGCCTGAACGCCAATCCCACCGGACGTTCGGGAAATTGTAGTTGCCGCTGGCATCGCGGATCGGCGTGTTGTCCAGATAGATGTCGTAATCGGTCGGGACGCTGTCGAACTCGCCCTCGCCCACAGCGATCAGGAGTTTTGCCAGGTTGGTCGAGCGCAAGCTGTCGCTGGCGTCGGTCGGCGACTTCGGCTTGCTGCTGCCGCCCTTCTCGCCGTGGATCTCGATGTGTGCTGCTGCGCCCATGCTTTCCTCCAGGCATAAAAAAACCGCCTCGCGGGCGGTTGGTGTGCTGCTTCTCTGATTACGCTTTGTCTTCAGCCACGATCGAGGCCGAGATGATCATTCCGCCCCAACGGCGTTCGCCGATGCAGATCGGTACCGGGTTGCCGCTGGCCGTGGTGTTCTTTGCGCTGCCGAATGCGTAGGACGGGGCGTTTTCCGGAGAAGAGCTTTGTTTGAGGCCTGAAGCCTGCGGGCTGAGCATTTGGATAACGCCTCCGAGCGCCATGGAGGCGCCGGCTGCATACAGAAACGGTGACGCTGCTGCGAACGGAGTGAAAGAAAGGACATAAGCCGCAGCTACCAGCACTGTTCCGATGATTGTTTGCAGGCCACCCGCGCGCTTGCTTCCGCCAATCACGGGGACGATGCGGATTTCCCTCGTACCGCCCAGTTCAAGTCCATCCATCCCAATATTCGCTCGGTTTCGGAAGATCGCGAACTTGAGCCCAAGACGCTCAAGGCGCCTTATTTCCTCGGCGAAACCTTCGATTGTCGCGTTGAGCGCGCGGAAGACTTCCGCAACGGATCCGCCATCAAGCAGAAACGGCTTGCTGCGGAAGAATTTTTTCGCCAGTGAGCCCGACAGCATCACAGTAGTCGTCGGGGTGTAAGTAATTGCAGGACACATACCATTCTCCGGGCAATAAAAAACCGCCCGAAGGCGGTCAGTTCAAAGCGTTGTTGGCAGTATGTCTATCTGCCCATCACCGCCGGTGAAAACTCTATATTTCTTGATCGCGCCGTCTTTGACGATTGCTTCGCGCTCTACCCTGTCAGCGCCCATAGAGCAAATGCCAGAGCCGGTATATGCCGCTCCGACTGAAACGGAATCAGGCGGAAGATAGAAAGATGCTTTCTCTCCCGGGTCGAGCTTCGCGGCCTGTTTGCCGTCAATGAAAACTGCCATTGAACAAAGGCTCCCTGTTTGTCCAGAGTCGCGGATCACTTGCAAGGTGCCGAATGATCCCGCTGGTTTGCTCTGATAAGCCGAAAGCTGACTTGCTGGGGCTTGTCTGGCTTCGCCTGAAGGCGTTGGCGAAGTTGCACACCCCGCCAACAGCGCTAACGCCAGCGTTCCTACGATCAATTTCATGCAAGTCCCTCCTGTGGAAATGAGAGCAATGTACATGCTGGAGCCAAATGCAAAAAGCCGAGCACTTGGCCGAGCTCACTCCAAACTGCGCTTATCCGTAATCCAACATGGATGGAATCCCAGTAGCGACCGTGGATCCAATCATAGTAATGTTGCGAGCTATTTATCACGAACAAAGGAAGCGGGATGAGCAAGAAAACCCCTAGCGAATTCCAAGATTTTCTGGACTGCATCCGTATAGAAATCTCAAATGATCATTACGCCGAAAGTCAGGTCACTGTAATCAAGCTTGAGCCAGACGAAATCGAAGAATTGGAAGCAATCAAAGCAAATCTTGAAGTGGAAGGACGCACTTTCGAATTCGATCCGAGCGCTAACAAGCTGAAAATCGATTCGTCAAACTGCCCTACAGAAGAATGAGGTGCAAACTAAAAGCCCGGTAACTCGGGCTTTTTCTCGCCTTTACGAATCCTAGGTAACACCCGGACAATCAGCCTCTACCCATCCCCTCGCGAAAAAGGCCTCCGTTATGAACATATCGAGAAGAGCGCTTCTCTCATTTCGCAACCGAAAGAAGAAGGCTTGGACCGATCTGAACGACTGGACGCTTGCTTTCATTGGCGCCCCAAGTTTTCTGGTGGGTAGCTTCTACCTGTGGGTCGTCGCGACTAATACTCCCGACTTGTTGGTCTTGTCTCGCGATCACGGCCTTCCACTGAAGGCAATTTTGGCCTTCGTCTTTTTGGGCGGTTTAGCATTGAGCAGCTGGTTCTTTTTGACGGTTGCGAGGCGGTGCAGCGAACTGCTTTACGAGCGAAATTTCAAATAGCCCAGCCCAGCGGCCTTTGCCACCCATGATTGAGTATGCATACGTCGATGAATAGCGAATACGCCGTATTGCCAGAAGCTGCCCTCACCTTTAAGTGTCTGCGCCATAACAAGCGTGATGACGGTTTGATTGGACGTTACAACCTGCAAGTCACTACCCGGAGCGGCAAGACTGCAACGATCTCTGTCGAACCCCAGCACCTTGCGTCAGCCCGAAACATGAAAAGGATCCTTCTGGACCGGTGTATGTTCTACAAAGCAACGCGCGCGGAGCATGACCAGATGCTTCTTGAGATGTTTGCCCTTGTAAATGACCAAGCTGAGAGCGAAGACTCTCGCTGAGCTGAAGGGACGCGCATCGCAGGTCACTCCTGTGAGAAAGGGTGAACGATATCACTGGGGTGGGCGGAAATGAAAAAGCCCGGCGCCGGGCCGGGCTTACTCAACTAATTTTGAAATCTAATCATCAATTCGCAATGACAGCTGTGCACCGCTCTTCGGTTTCGCTCGGTTTAGAGCTCTCATAAAACCTTCCCAGGTGTCGCTGGCTTTCATTAGCCAGATTGCGCTTTGGATGTGGGAAGAGAGCGCCGGGTGTCCAACGTCTTCCGTCAGCCACTGATGGTGCGTTGATTTCCTCCGACCAGACTCAGTCTTCGGATTTTTCACTTCAAGCTCCTCGACTAAACCTGGAGCGAGCCTTTCGTACACAATATCCATGGTGTATTTGCCGACAACGCCAGGCTTACCGCCTGAGACAGAGGGATACTGCCAACCCCTGAGCCGGAACATTTCCTTGTAGAATTCGTCAGGAAACCGTTTGGCCCAAGCGGCAAATTCTTGGAGTAGGTAAGTATCAAGAATCTTCTGAAGGGCTTGGCGATCCCTGACATCTTGATATCCAGTTGCCTCATCGACAAGGCCGATAATGCCCAACTTGGCAAAGCCATGCTGCAGCACTTCGGCCCGCTCCGCCATGTAAATCAATCGCTTATCAAGCACACCTTGATGGTGCGCTTTAATTAGAACGGAGCAAAGGTCGGGCAGTATGGTTGCTTCATAACCATCCGCTGGATTCCCGCCGTGAGGGGGGATGAACTTAATTGGAGAATTTGCGCGCGCGATCAAGTCATTGATTTCAATGCCTTTTGCTGACAATCTGGCTAGTAAAAGCTGGATTTTGCTCGCGCCGCCAGATCCCCCCCCTTGAGACATACCTATAGCAGAGTGCAGGCCGCGCTGTGCCAATACCCTGGTCTCGTCTGGCAGCACGTAGCAGGAGATCTCGATTCCGCCGATGCGAATGATCTTGTCTGCTCCACCATGCGTCGCGACCGGGATTTGATTGCCCCATCTGGCCACTGCCGCTTTTTTAGCAATTTCAGATCGGGCAGTTGGGGAGAGTGATTTTGCGCGGGCTACGCCGCCCTTCGCCTTTCCGGATGGTTCAGTCATGCAAGCATACCTCGGCAGTGGATGCTTGCATTAGGCTCTCGACATGCAAGCATGTCAACTATTTATATGCTTGCATTATTGTGCCTGAGAATCAGGCGTGTTCTATCCAGCCACGGACCGCCGAAGACGATGATCTCGCTCGGGCGGCCATACAGGTGGTGTAACAGGAAAGGGCCCGGGCCGAATATCGCCGCATCCTCACCAGGCAGCGCCGGATCGGCGCCGAGGAATATCCCAGCATGGTTGGGATAGACGGTCCGCCCGACCTGCATCACGATCATGTCGCCGCGCTGCGGCTGGTCAACCTTGTAGAAGCCGGCCGCCTCGTAGTTCGCCTCGTACAAACTGGTGTTGTCTTTGCTCTCCCACCAGCCGTCGGCGCGCTTGAAGGATTCGAATTCCACCCCCCACTCGCGCTTGTACCAATCGGCGCAGACCTGCCAGCAGTCCCACGCGCCATGCACAAACGGGCGTTTTAGCAGCGGGACGTCGCCAGTCGGGACGATGGTGCGCAGATCGCCCTCGGGCCAGCTCATGATGTGCCAGGGCATGGCAGTCGCTTCGCACATGGCCAGGTCGCGCGGTGACGGCCTGCTGGTCGCGTCCGGATGTGAATGAACCACGCCTATCACTTCGCCCTCGTCCTCTGCCGCCGCGTACTCCTCCGGATCGATGCGGAACTCTTCATTCGGTTCGGTGGAGATATTTCGGCACGGGAAGTACTGCTGCTTACGGCCCACGGCCAGCAACAACCCGCAGCACTCTTTCGGGTACTCGGCAGCCGCGTGCGCCTGGATCGCGTTCAAGATGTGCTTTCGCATGTCAGCTCCGTGCGATTAGGGAAACAGCCGGGAAGCCACCGAATGGCAGCGCGTTGCCCTCGCCGAAGCGCGGGATGCAGCCCTTGCCCAGCGTCGCGTCACACTCGTCCAGCTCGGGGTTGTCGGTGACGATGCCGTCCTTGGTCACGTATGGCCCGGTATAGCCGCAGTTCGGCCCGCGATAGCCGCCGGTGAGACACCAGTGGCAAAGGGTCGTGGCTTGACGGCCAATGGATTCATTGCCAACGTCGCCCGGGCTGGCCAACTCCCAACTGACCGTCTCGCCGTCCTCGTTCGTCTTCTGGTCGATGTACCAGACTTCAATCGTCTCTTGGGTGGGGTCAGCAGCTGGGTTGCCGGCGGGAAAGTTCGCCGCGTCGAGGTAAGTGCCGAGCGTGTGGCGCATCGTCAGCTTGAACTCGAGTAGATCCTCGAAGGCCAGACAGAGTGCGGTGATGCGCCCGCTGACGTTCCCGACCGATAGCGTCGGCCGAACCGCAGTGCCGTCGCCGTTTGCCTCGATGCCATCGATCTGCATTGGCCAGGCGCTGTACTCATTGCCCTGCCAGTAAATCGCTTTCGCCGGCAATTGATCGGCATTGGCACCGGCGGCGATCAGCTCGGCCGCCGTGTGCGGAATGGCGTGCCCGTGGAAGCGCAGAATGTCTGCGCCGTAATCCGTGCCGTCCAATTCAAAGAGCAGCACTTCGCTGCCAGGCTCAAGCACCTGGATATCACTGATCAGCGACATGATCGCTCCTAGGGTCGAAATGCACGCTCGAACGTGGCTGTGAGTTTGAAAACGCCCCCACCCATTGGCGTGGGAGCGGGATTTTTGCAGGTGAACAGACCGAGTTGGCCGAGGGGCGTTGTCCAGAGAAACGCCTTGGCCCCGGCGTGTCGATCGAGGAAGTCCATGATCTCCAGCACCTTGGCCTTCTGACCGGTGAAGGTGATCGGGTAGGAGTCCTCCTTGTTGTTTGGCCCATCACCGACGTTCTGCGCATATCCGCCGCCGAACTGGGCGGTGCGCACCCGATAACCAATCTCGGGGGTGCCTCCGCGCTCGGTTGGCCAAGTGAACTTTTCGATCGCCATTACTACCTCCGATTGATCTTTTGCCAGATCGCGCCACCTGGCTGCAGCTCCTTAGCAATCGCTCTATCCACCACGGACTGCGCAACTTGCTGCACTCCTTTCCCGAGATCGGCCGATGCTTGCTGGCTTGTTGCGGGCGACTCTGCTCCGCCGGCTGTCTGCACCGACACCGATACAGGGAAGTTGTAGGTGTTGCCGCCGCCGGTACCGGACATTGCGGCAAGCGCTGGCCCGCCACCGGAAGTCAGAGGTGTGACGCTACCGCCACTCGCGCCAGTCATGAGGTATGACCTGCCGCCCTGATTGAAAAGCTCTGGCCCGTTTTCATTCACTTCGTAGAAAGTGTTCGGTTCGACACCACCACCAACAGCGCGACCACCACCGAAAGACACGGATGTAGAACTGGCATCAAACTGACTGCCAAAACTCTGAGCCCCGGCCTCCGCCCCGCCTGCCGTTGCAGACGCCGTGGCCCCGCCGCCCGTGAAGTAGCTGGTCGCAGCGCCAACCAAGCTGCTAAGCAGCGCCGAACTGGCCTGCCGAGTGGCAATGCGCGCCATGTCCGCCAGAATCGATTTGGTAAAGTCGGCGAACGACAGTTTCCCGGTCATGGCGAAATTGACGATCGCGTCTTCCATCGAACTGAAGGCGTTGGTGAAAAGGCTTTTGGTTTGACCGGCGACATCTCGGGCCGATTCCAGATAGTTCTGCCACGCCGACGATGCGCCCGCACTCCAGTCGCCTTGGGCCGCCGTCATCTCGTCGTAGTTGGCTTGAACCGTGTCGTGCAGATCCTTCTGCGTGGCTTTAAGCGCCGCCAGTTTCTGGGTGTACTCGTCGAGGCTCATGCCGCGCGAGCCATCGCCATACTGGTTGGCCAGATCGAGCTTCTGCGAGTTGAAGCGGTCGTCGATGGCGTTCTGCTGATCCGTCAGGCCTCGCTGCCGGTCTCCCTGGCCAAGTCCCGCAGCGGCACGCTGGCCTTGTTCGCGCAAGGTATCAACTTGCTGCTGCAATGCGTTGGTGTAGGTTTGAACCGCCTGCTCCTGCTTCCTGAGCCGGCCTTGTTCATTCTTCGCCAGCACATCCAGTTCGCTGTCCGCAGCCTTTTGTGCCCGAACCATATCCGCGCGCGCATCTTCGATTTTCTGGTCGATCTGAATACGCTGCTCGGCCGTGGTGCTGGCCTTGGCCTTCGCCGCTTCAAGCGCCGCAATCTCAGCCTCATAAGCGGTCGTAACCTCGTCCCTCTCGTTACCGATCAACGCTTCGCGCTTCAGCAGATATTCTTGCTGAGAAATCAGCCCGGCCTTCTGCGCGGCATCCAGTTGCTTTTGGGTGTTCGCGTATTCGGCCTGGATCTCCTTCAGGGCATTTTGTGCGGCGTTGTAACCGGTGAGGTCAACTGCGCCGGCGGATGGAGACTTTGGATCTTTGTTGCGATCCTTGATGTTCTGAAGAGTCTTGGCGACGTAGTCGGCTTGAACCTTCGGATCGTCAGGGTTCGCCCTCTTAAGAACTTCGACGTCCCGCAGGTAGGCTTTGATCAGCTTGTTGCGCTTCTCCGCATTGCTCAGGGTTGAGTCGCTGATCTGTTTGAGACGTTGCTCTGCCTCGATCCCTTCCTTCTGGGTCCGGGCATTGTCGCTGCCGATCTGGGCCTCTTGTTTCTCGGCGGCCTGCTTATCCTGTATCAGGCTCAGCTCGTCCTTGAGCGCGGTGAGACGCTGTTTCGCGTCGCCGTCCTCGTAGCCGGTACCGATCGTTGATTGCAGGTATGCAATCTTCTGGTTGAGCTCAGTTACTCGAGCGCTTTCCGCCTGATCCCTGCCGATGTTCTTAATCGCGTCCAGCGACTTGCTGGCCTCATCTTTAACGCCCTTCCAAGCGCGCTCAATGAATCCGAGGTTCTCGGTGATCTCCGTCGAGCGAGTTTTCACCGTGTCAGCGTAAGTGTCGGTCAGCAGCTTGGCGGCGCCGATGGTGTCGCCCTGCTCCTTGAGCGCGACAATTTGCGAGTAAACCGAGGCAGTAAGGAAGTGATACTGGTCGTTCAGCTCTTTTGCAGCAGCGACCGGATCCTTGGCGATCTTGACGAACTCGGCGATGGTTGCGTCGACCGATTTGCCGGTCGCGTCCTCCATGGCTGCCGCCGCATCAGCGATGTCCTTGAAGCTGCCGCCGGCAATAACGCCACTTGCTGCCAGCTTGGCCAGCGATGCCGCTGCCTCACTGGTGGTGCCGTTTGTTGCGCTCACCTGCTGCGCGAGGTTTGCCAGTTGTGCGGCCGAGGTGCCGGCGTAGTTGCCGGTCAGGATCAGCGACTTGTTGTATTCGTCCGCTTCCTTGCTGCCCTGGCTGTAGCCGTAAATCAGCGTGCCAAGTGCAGCTGCGGCAGCGAGGATAGCCAAGGCAACGGCGCCAGCGCCAATTGTTACGCCGCTCATAGCTGGGGTGATTGCACCAACGGCTTTTTGCGCGTTTTCGGCGGCCTCGGCTGCGGTGTTTGAGCTCTCAGCCAAGTCGGATAGGCTTTCACTTGCCTCGCCTGCATTGTCAGCCGTGTCCTTTGCGCCTGACGCGATCCCCGCCAGAGATTCGCCGAGCGCAGCAGCCCCGGCACCACCAGTGAACAATGAGCGGAATTTTTCCTTAAGCGCGTCCATCGTTGGACCGATGCCGCCGAAGGAATCCTTGATCTGGCCGCCCTGCTGGATCAATACCATCAGCGGATTCTGACCGCCGGCCAGGCTGGTGAAAATATCCGTGAACTGCGAAGGAAGTTGGCGAAGCGCCGCTTCGGTCTGTTTCGAGCTGGCACCGGTTTTTTTCAGACCCTCATCAAAGTCGCCCAGCTTCTGCCGGGAGGCATCGATACGGGCGGAGTACTCCCGAAACGTGTCAGCATCGATAAGCCCTGCGGCCTTGTACTTCTGCAACTGCGCCTGTTGCTGATCAAGCTTGTCGAGCGCGGCAATGGCAGGATTGATCTTGCCGAGCAGTGCTTGCAGACCTTCTGCCTGAACGCCGGTGGCAGCGGCCGCCTTTTTCGCCGCGTCGGCTTGCTTGTCAGTTGATCCAACCAGCGCATCCGAATCAGCCTTCAGGCGACGAGCAAGCGCCGCCAAACTGCTGGCCGAAGAGCCGGAAGCATCCATTGCCGCCGAATTGGTCTCCATGCTGGTGGTCAGGCGCTGGTAGTACTCGCTCGACTCCAAGGACGCTTTGGCCATCGCCAAAAGGCGACTTTTCGCCTCCTCCGATGACTCGCCCAGCTTCACTTCAGCGGTACTGAGCTCAGTGGTAGCCGCCGTAGTGGTTTTCAGCCCCTGCGTGACCTCCGCAAGCGAACGCCCCACCGTCGCCATCAACTGAGCGGTGGCGTCCTGCTTAGCATTTAGAAGCTGCAGCTCTTTTACGATCTGCTTGGTGTCACCTGCCATGCTGGCAAGTGCTTGCTCCCAGGCTGAGCCAGTTTTCTTTGCTGCCTCCTCCGCGTCCTTGCCCGCATCTACCAATTTATCCAGGTCGGTTGCAGCCTTGACCGCATCGCCCGAGTCAACCTCGATGCCTAACTGCGCGATAGTGCCCGACATGAGTGCTCCATTACTTTGATTCGCTCATGACGAGCAGGGCCTCGACCTCCATAGCCTGAAGGTCTGGGAAGATCTCTCTGAGTTGTTTTCTGGATGTGCCGACAAAGTCGGAGACGTCTCGAAGAGCCGTGTAATCAAGGCCGGTAGCCCCGCCCATGCCCGTGCGCCACTGAGTGGACATGGCGTTGAAGAGCACGAAGGTCGGCCAGTTTTCGGCCAGCACTTCGCACTCTTCCTCGGGGATGTCAGAGATGGATAAGCCGAACGCCGCCAGATCCGCCTCAGACGGACCAGGCTCGTACATCAGGCGGGCGACCTTCGTCAGTTTCCCAGCCGGGCCGCCGAGAAGGCCTTTTGGTAGGCATCGACAATCGCATCACCGGCGCCGGCCGAGGTTTCCACCAGGGCGCGAATCGATTCAGGGCTCAGCTTGTCTTCAAAGCCCCAGCCGGTGACCAGTTGAGTCACCTGCTCGACCTGCCGCTCGACGTGAGAGTCGGTGATCTCGATCAGAGTGAGGTCGTCACCCTTGGCCTTGAAACGCTCCTGGTCTTCCTTCGCGCTCTCCTGCCAGCCAGCGAAAAGCTTCGCGAGCTCCTTGCGATCGCGGTACTTGAATTCAAACGGCACCTTGATCGTGGTGCCGCCGACGCGTGGAATATCGACGTCGGCTTTGAAGGTAGGGTTTTGAGCAATCTTGAACTTGGCCATGAGTTACACCACCGCCGCATAACGGGTCGGACGGCCGGTCAACGCGACGCTGATAACGCGGGCCATCAGGTTGTTGCGCGACATGGTCGGAGTGGAAGTGATCGACACGTAGCCGTTGTAAATAATGCTGCTCCCGCCGGGCAGGTTCAGGCGCAGAACACGCGGTTGCTTGTCATCATCCGCAGCTTCGCAGACATCGACATAGGGCTTGGAAGGATCGTCGGCGACCGTGATGGAAAGCGTGATCGGGTTCTTGGTGGTTGGCATCTGCCGATCATCATCGTCAGCCAGGAAACCGTAGGTCAGGAACTGCTGATCGCCACCGGTGGAGTTCAGTTCGGTGATCTGCGAGATCTCGGTGAATGAGGTCACTTCGCGTGCAGAGCCGACGCCGGAGCCTGCCGGATATTGCTGCACGTCGGTGGTGTTCACGCCGCCCAGTGCGAAAGTGCCGCTGGCGATATCGGCAACGCGAACGGCGCGACCGTCGAGGCGGGTCCAGCCGGAATTAACCGCGATGATGTCGCCTTCGGCCAGGCCGTGAGCTGCGGCCGTGGCCACCGCCGGGTTGGCGTTGCTCAGTGAGGTAAATGGAATCGCTGTGCCGTAGGCAGAAGCAATCTCAAAGGTTGCGCCGTTGGGCATTTGAATGCCGGCCATGGGATTTTCCTCTTTCAGACATGAAAAAACCCGCTCAATGGCGGGTTCCGGGTTTGCCCAATGGGCGGATTAAGTTGTGGTATCAGCGCGGTACTGGAAGGACACCGGCACTATGAAATTTGTGTCGCCGGGAATGCCCGGCCCCTGATCGACCGGGGTCATCGCCACAACGGTGATCGCCCCTTTCGTGTTCCGCGCATACAGTGGGAAAAGCGCGGCGATCTGATCAGCCAGCGCTCCGGCCGCCCCCCGGTACTTGCCCGAGGGCGTCACGATGCTGACCTGAAATACTCCGGTGAAAAGCCTGTGGTCACCGCCGAGTGTGTTGCTCGCGGTGTCGGCCGGTAGCGTGAAAGCCCTCAGGTAAGTGGCGTCGTCGCCGGGAGTAAAGGCCTCGTTCTCGACCACGACCTTCAGTGGATTCGGCAACGCTTTTGCCCAGGCGATCAGCTTGGCTTCGTAGATCGAAGCAATGACGTTGTGGCTCATACCTGATTGTTCCTGATGGCCTCAAGCACGATCTGCTGGAAGCGAGCCACAGTGATGCGAACCATCCCGCCCGGCGCTTGAGTGGAATGCCCGAACTCCAGGGGAATCGCGTAACCAAGGCTGTTGGTGATGTAGCAGGTATCCCCTGCTTTGAACTCAATGGCACCGGCAACGATTCGCGCCGTAGATTTGGCACCGCTCGGATCGACTTCTTCCGTCGTCGTAGTGTCCGCCGCGCCGATGCTGAACATCCAGTTTCCGCGAAACCGACCTCCGACGTAGCCCTTGCCAGCCACCAAGCCATTAACATTGAAGTTCTGTTCACGCTCAGCCTTGGTCAGCGGCTTAGCGTATTTCACACTGCTGCGGAGCTTGCCGGCCTTCGTGAAGTTCGACTCATCGAGATTGATGATCGTGTTGCGAATATTGACCTTGAAGTCGTAATCGTCTGCCGCCCGGGTGTTCGCTTCGCGATGAACGACGTTTGCAGCCCAGATTTCTGGATTGCCCACTGGAGACATGCGGATGACGCTGTTGCCAAGTTCGATGATGATCTCGCGAAGACTGGCGTCGATGGCTTCCGTGGCTTTGGCTGCGAATTCGGCGAGGCTCAGGGCGAAGCTGCCGGACTGTCCGGCGCCCGCGCGGCTCACGACCGCACCTGCAATTCGTAGAGGACTGGTGTGCCGGCCGGGTTTATCTCTTTCAAGGGCGGGACAATTGACCAGGTGCGTCCGTTGACGATCACCTTGTTCAGCAAATCGGGAGCCCACTCCAGCCCCTGCGCGGCGATCTTCAGTTTCTTGTCGCCCTGCTTGATGAGGGTGTTGTTTTGGAATTCCTGACCAGTAAAGTCGAGCAAGATGCCTTGGGCGGTCTGCTCTTTCCTGTTGTCGGGTGGTGCGGTACCGGTTTCCGGGTCGTACTCGCCGACGGTTGTTGCGCGGATAGTCACGGGCTGACCGAACTCTGTGATCATCTCCAGAGCCATTACGGCCATTTCGTCGTAGAAGGCCATGGTGGCTCCTGCTCAGCTATGCGCGGACCGCGAATAGGCCCCGCTTCTGTAGGTAATCGGCAAACTGCGTTGCGCTCGGCCGATCTGGCGCCGCCGGCAATAGACGGCCGCTGGTGTTCTGGATCGTCGCGTACTCGCGAGTTACCGCGCCTTCGACACGCTCTAGCGTCACAGCGCCTTTGCGCTTGTCGATGGGGTCGATGTCGTCAGAGTGGATCTCTGCAGCCAGCGCCATCTGCCCGTACTGGATTCGCGCAGGCAAGTAGTTGTCGGGCTTGATTTCGTAATCCAGCTCGACGCCGCGGCGTGGCCAGGACAACGCCTGATCGCTGTTGCTCTTGCGCCCTTTCCACGTCATGCCATCCATCGCCAGCGCAGCACGACGCAGCAGCGCTTCCTGCGCTGGCACTTCCACCGGAATGGTCACGCCGAATTTCACGGCGTACATGGCCAGGTCTTCGGCGGATGCATAGCTTTCGGCGTCGGGCTTGCCGGTACCGTCCTCGATGATGAGAGTCATGAATCAGCTCGCTGTGGGGTTCTGGATCGGGCGCCACGCTGTTGGGCACCCGGATGATTACGCCTTCGGCAGCTCAGAAACCGCTTTTTCGAGCGATTCTACCGAAGCATTCGCCCGATACTGCACATTGGCGGCGTCGAGTTGCGCCTTGAGGCTTGCGATCTTCTCGACATTGTCGACCGGCTCCGCTGCCGCCTTGAGACGTTCGACTTCAGCGTTCAGCGATTGAACCTCACCCGCCAAACTATCGCGCTCCCCCTTGAGGGTGGCAACACCTTCGTGAACTGCTTTCAGCGCATCGAACAGGCGGATAGGCAATTCGCCGGCGCCTGGGTGTTCCAGCTCCGACAGACCTTCGGCGGCTTCGATCATTCGCAGGACGCCGACACGCTCAATACGGAGCTTGTCGTTTTCCTGCTCCAGGCTGGCAATGGCGTCAGCATCACCCCAATCAACTGGCTGGCTGATCAAAGGCTTCAACACCGAGACTTCGATGCCAAGCGCCTCATAAGCGTCGACCACCTTCGGCCAGCCGCCAATCACAACTGCATGGGTCACACCCGCTTCAGGCCGATCAAAGTGCGCTGGATTGCGGTACCGCTTTTCCGGATCGAAGTCCGAATTCTGAGTGGAGTAAACCAGTTCCATAAAATCTCCGTAGCGGCCATTGCTGGCCGCTTTCAGGGCAAGTATCAGCCGCCGGCTGGTGGCGTAGTGGTCAGAGTGATCAGCACACCAGCAGTCACCTTGTTGCTGTTGGAATGCTTGACCCAGTTCGCAGCCGAACCCACAGCGGCAAGCGTAGGGTTCGCGCCGCCCGCGGTTTCCTTCCAGCTGTAGCCGAGAACATCGATGTTGACGGTGCCTTCTGCGCGATAGCCGATACCCAGGTTCTCTTCATCGTTCACCGCATACGAACGGAAGCCCGGCGCCTGCGACTCGGTGATTACCACAGCGTTTGGCAGCAGGCCGAAGATCACATCTGCGGGCGCGGTGTCGGTGACCAGCACCGGCTTGCCGAGAGTGCCGGGCAGACCGCCGTAGATGACGACACCCGCCTCTTCGTAGACCTTGTTCGCGATCGCCTCGTCCACGATGTCGAAGTAAGCGCTGGAGTGCATGACCCACAGCGCGATGCGGCCGAACTTGTCGCCGAACTTGCGCATGCCGCGGGTCAGCGTCTTCTTGCCGTCAGTCTCGATGTTGGCCGAAACCACCATTTCAGCGTTGGAGCTGATGGAGGCGCGCAGCGCAGCAGTGGCGTACTGGATGAAACCTTCCAGAGTGGCGTCAGCAACGTCGGCGCCGATGATCTGGGAGAACTCATCGACCGGACGACCGCGGCGCTTGAAGGCCTCTTCGGTGGTCTGGTACGGACCGTACTTCCAAGGTGCTTTGACGCCAACGGCTTCGCCCGCGCCGATCTTCTTCGCGGTCACTTTGCCGGTGGAATTGACGTCGCGATGCTCCAGCGAGCCGCCGATCTTGTAGAACGAGCGCTTGCGGAAGTCGCCTTCGATCAGCTCGTTGTCGAGCACAATCGCACCGTTGGACGATGCGTTGAACACATCGAGGTTGTCCTGGACTCGCTCCAGGTATGCGGTCTGCGCCTCATCGTTGTAGATGATCAGGTCGCTGTTAACAGTCGTTGCCATGGGTGGATCCCCTTACTTGGGCAATTGCAGGTATGCGGTTTGGCCGTGCTTGCGCTGGTAATCGCGCTTTTGCTCGGCAGTCATTTCGGAGCGCTTGAATGCAGCCTGGCCGCCACCCCCGCCCGGGGCTTGTGTCCCTGAAGCCCTTGGCCACAGATGAGGTGCGCTTTCGCGCAGGGATTCCGCCCATTCGAGCGGGGTCAGAGGGGTCTTGCCGTCTTTGCCGAGGATGACCTGGCCGGATTCATCAACGGCGACCGCTTCACCCTCTTCGTTCAGCGAGAACACGCCTTTGGCGCGCAGGATGATGTCGTCGGTTGCTTCCGGCAGTGCGCCGGCTTTAAGCGCTGCACCGCGTACCGAATCGCCCAGGACTTTGCCCTGGAACTTGGCGGCGAATGCTTCGGCCTTCTCGGCCCGTGCGGTGACGGTCTTCAACTGCTTGTCGTAGTCGCCACGCAGGCGCTCGGTGCGGCGGTTGAAGACCTCGTCGACCTTACCCTCAGTCAGCAGCTTGGTTTCTTCGTCCTGGCCGGCACGACTGAGCAAGCCTTTCACGGCGTCAATGTCGATGCCTTCGAACTGCGTTTCGAACTGAGTAAGCTTGCCGGTGGTGTCTTTCAGTTTGCCCAGCAGCTCGGTGTTCTTGGTTTTCAAGCCAGAAACAGAGGCATCAACAGCAGTCGCGATAGCGGCCTTGATTGCCGGATTGTCCAGGTCGATTTCGTTTTCTTCTGCCACGTTGATGCACCCCTTGGGTTTGTTTGCCCGCTTTGCAGGCATAAAAAAACCCGCCGAAGCGGGTTGATAGGTTGTGAGTTTCAGTACCTGAGCATCTTTAAGCTGCACAGTCCCTCATCGCCAGTAACGAATTGGTAAATCTGATCAGTGAGAAATAGAAGATCTGACCTGGCCTGAGCGACCTGCGAGAGCGAGCGATTGGGATCAGAGATGCCGATGGCATAATTACGAACTTCTTTCTTTAGCCATCCTTGCGTGAGGATGCTATTTAGCACCAAATTGATAGCCCCGGCGTGTTCGAAGGACTGATCTTTACGATAAGACCTGATCCAAGATATTGCCTTTCTGCGAATGGCAAGTCGCTCCGCTACATCACCAGGCCAACCAGGGTAGAACACGACAACCAGCAGTTGAGAAAGCTCTTTCCTTTCATTTTCAGATATGAAACTCAACACCTTGCACGTCCTTTCGCTTTAGTGATTTCTTTGGACTATACGCCAGCTCGCTCGAATGCCAACGGCTCCAGCACCTTCATCTGCGCCAGGGTCAGTGGCGCAAAGTTGCGGTCGAGCTGCAGCTCGGCGAAGCGCTGGACGCTTAGCCCGCCCTCACGGAACAGCTTTGCCCGTACCGGGCCTATGGCAACGTCCTGGAACGAAGCTGGCTGCTGCTGTAGCCAGTGGTAGTAGTCGAGGCTCGCGCTGACCTGTCCCGCACCATCCGCACCGACCGACGCCCGCGTAGCGCCCTTGGCGAACATCTCGCTGAGCTTGGTCAGGAGGACGAACGTGGTTCTACAATTCGGGTGAAACGGCGGGCGGGGGCCAGAGTCGACCGGAAACCGTCGCTTATCCATTGATCGACACTGCTGGCTGGTTTTGCTATCCAGCGTGGCGACCATCTCAACCTCGGAAACGATGTCCGTGTTGGCTTTGGCCACCTCCATGCGTGCCTGGGACGACACATGCTGAATCGCGGTATGCACCACCGTGCTGGCATTACGGTTGGTGGTGGCGAGAATGCCGTCCTTATAGCCGGCAAGCTTCGTACCGCGGATGTTGCGGATGATCTGGAAGTTCGTTTGCCCTTCGAAGAAGCCCTGCCGAATGGTGCCGGTGACGCGCTCGCGCTCGGCACTGGTCCAGCCCTTGATGAACGACTTCAGCAGCTTGCCGCCGCCGGTACCACGCACACTTAGTGGGTTGGTCAGCACCGCAGTGCGGATAGCTGCAGCCGTCGGCGCGACCACATCCAACGAGACACCAACCAGCACCGAACGGGCTAGGCTCGACGCTTCAAACTCAGCCTCGTAGTTGGCGATGTCGATCAGGTCGAGGTTCAGTTGCGCGCTGTAGCGGTCGAAGATGCCCAGAAGCAAGCTATCGACCTCCTTCAGCAGCGCCTCCAGCCGCTTGACGTTGTACAAGGTCAGATCTGACTGCGTGAGCCGGTCGCGGATCGAGCGGTCGATCTCCTTTAGGAAGGGGGCAAACTTGCCGACCTCCCCGGCCTTCAGCTTTTCGAGAAAGACCGCGTGCCGAATCGTGGCGTCAAGGAATGCTTGGTTTGCCGCCATCTACTTTGTCCTCGTCGTCCAGGCCTAAGCCGTCGCCCTGCTCTGCCAGCTCGCCATCAATCTGCTGGTCTGTGCGCTCAGGCGCGATCAGGCCCAACTTACGCAAGTACGCTCGAAGATCTGCTTTGGCGAATCCGCCGTTCTGCCAGAGCCCAACCAGAGCGGTGATCATCTGAGGATCCGCCGTTAACTCAACGAACTCCTGATTGATCTGGTAAGCGACCTTCGCATCGTCGACGCCCATGTAGGTGCAGCACCACATGATCGCCCGCGTGTAAGCCTCGCTGACGTTGGCCACGCAGCCGGCGAGCACCGACGTCGATGCGGACTGATCACCACGGGCTTCGGTCGCCGTCTTGGACGACAGAGTCGCCACGACCATCCGGGCGCCAAGCTCGATCATCATCTGGTTCTTGTCGGCCATGGCCTCCTTCACCAGCGTGTTCGGCAGTGGCTGCGCATAACCGAAGGCGCCACCTGTTGGCAGCATCATCGGGGCGCGAGAGCCGACGTAAACACCCGTTTTCTCCATCCAGTCGCGCCACTGTTCGTCCAGACCGGAAATCCATGGCTGTGCCTGGCCGCACCAGAAGACGCTGTCTTCATAGTCGGCGCTGTTCCGATAATGGCCCAGGTTGATCATGGCGATATCGTAGAGCGGTGACTCGTCAATGCTCGGGTCATTGTTCTGTGCGCCTACGAAGGTGAACGGGATCTCCTTCAGGCGGCCGGCGGCGCCGGTGGGTTTGAATTCCTGCACAACGGCCAGCGGCCCGCCACCCTTCGGCCCGGATCGGCGCCAAACGCGGCAGACAAAGCCATCATCCTCGAGAGCCAGTTCCCGGTATTGCTCTACCACCTTGAAGCCGAAACCGTCTTCGATTTCCGGCGATTCGCGCAGCACCACCAAGGTCAGCACGCAGTGTCCGTTCACCATGCCCGTACGCCAGTTGATGATGTCTTCAGCGCAGTACGACAGGATCACCGAGTGCCCACCGGCGCCGGCGTCTTGGTGATAGTCGACGTACAGACCATGCCGTCCAGCCTCGAGCACCTTTTCCAGCGTGCCTTGCGAATGCTGGTAGATGCTCACGCCGGAACCGTTGGCGTTGTCCTGTAGATACTCAAGCTTCTTCGCCACGGCAAGTGTCGGATCTTTGTGGAAGGCAAGGCCGAGCAGCCCATTACGCGTGTGGCCGGTGGCGTTCTTGAACACCGCTCGCTCGCGATAAGCCTTATTGCGATCAACGTTCTCTGGCGATTTATCGTGAGCATTGATGTA